CTAATTTTGTTTATGAATTCACTTTTGGTTATGATATGATAAATTCAAAAGGAACGTAGGGGGAATTAACCATGAAAACTGCTAAAAAGGAATTTAAAGACAAGAGTCGTGCTTATCAGGTCTATAGCTTTTATTTATCGGTTCCAATTATTTTTGTGATCGTCATGATTGCCGCATATTTTGGTTACAATAATAGTGGCTTTGGGACGATTGTGTTGGTCTTTACGATTTTTGCACATGTGGGCGCCAGCAAGTTGAAATTAGCGTCCAAGCGAAAATATGTGGCGCCGATTTTGATGTATGTTGCCAACGTCGTTTCACTCCTGCTAATGCCGGTGCTTAAATTCCGGTGGGACTATAAACACACATGACAACGTTTAGACCGGTTCAGCGTTAAACCGGCAACTTGGACGGGTGGCAGAGCGGTAATGCAGCGGTTTGCTATACCGTAGTACGTTAGTAGCGTATCGAGGGTTCGAATCCCTCTCCGTCCTTATTCATGTATACGGTCAGTATGAAGATGGTATATATGTATAGTATTATATAGTACTATAGGGGTTAGGGTGTGTAAATCCCGAACAACACCTAGTGTAATAGCCATACTCTATATACATTTGGTTAGGTAGCATACTACCGGATATCTGCTGATGTGGTGGAATTGGTATACACGACAGATTCAAAATCTGTTGGGGTTTATCCTCATGAAGGTTCGAATCCTTCCATCAGCATGCTAATATTAAGGGAATTCGATGAAGTTGGAGAGTCATGACGGGTTGTAACCCCGTTGCATTTATGCTGAGTAGGTTCGATTCCTACAATTCTCATGTAAGGACGGAACGACTGTTCGGCTAATCTGGATTAATTTTCGGAAGACGCTTGTTGACCTATAGTGGTGAGGTAGATGAAAATGGTTGACATACTACTCTGTGAAAGTAGGTTACAGGGTTCAATTCCCTGACCTCACATATTGCCCTGTCGTCTAGTGGTAGGACGGTGGGCTCTGAACCCGCTAACGTTGGTTCGAATCCAGCCAGGGCAATGCCTTCTTTATCTATATATTTTCTTGAAAAGGGGTTAATACCTCTTTTTTTGTTGTATAATAGATATATAAACAATTAAGGATAAATATAATGGAAATAAAAGAAGCAGTACAGACATTAGCATATATAGCAGAAACAGAAGAAGAAAAACAGGCTCTTAAGTTCTTGGGACAACTAGCAGTACAAGCAGAAAAGGGAGAAAAAGCATCCTATAAGCAAGCTATGTTCATTACTAAGATGGCAGATGCAGCAGGAGTTGATGTATTTGAAGCCATATCTCAATTAGGTATTACACCCCCGGAGTCGATTCGAGAAATACCTAAAAAGGATGCTAGTAAGATTATCAAAGCGTTCATTGAACGTGGGTATAATCAAAACATGGGCCAATGATTTTAGATGAGCCCTATGAAGGCATTTCATTAGCATACAAGGGTGATGATACTAAATTATCTGAACTTGTAACAGCATTAGATTTTGTCATCAAACATGCTCAGATTCCTTCTTTTACATCAACAAATGTACCAGGAGTAGATAATGCTACTAGGATAACTTTTGTTGTGTTTAAGGGTAAACCTGCTTTTATAGTCACTTATGAAAACGGCCAATCTGCTATTAAAGTTATAGAAGTAAAAAACGTAATAGAATACGTTTTTACACCCTGTCTTTTAGATTTAATAACATTAACACCAATAAATAAGGAAGATATATTATGAGTGTGACCTATAAAAAAGGTGACAAGGTTTTAGTTATAGCAACAAGCTACATACTAGGAACGTATCAGAACCATTCAGATTTTTCATGTACAATACATTCAGTTTGTGAGGTTAATTCCTGGAAATCTGAATATGTACCAGAATATGAAGTTCGCTATAAGGGTAATTATATAACTATACCAGAGTATAGTATATCTGGTAAGAAAAGATAGGAGAAACAATGGACGCAAAAACATGGGCTGATATAGCCGTAGCAATTTGGACTGTATTTGGAGGTGTTATTACTTATGGTCTGCATAAGTTATTCACTGCAAAAACAAAGAATGCAAATCTAGAATCATTTAACAAATGGGCCGACCAGGCTGTAACATGGGCCGAAACAAATGGTTCAACCACTAGTGAGGGTAAAAAGAAAGATGCCGTTGGGTATCTAACTAAGACTCTTAGAGACAATAATTTGTTAGGAAAGTTTACTGATAGTGAGGTTAGTGCTGCAATTGAGTTTGCTCTTGTGCTATTCAAGCAGAAGACAAGTGATGACACAACAACCGCAACATTAGATGCCTCAAGCATTACACCAGTAAGCTCACCACTAATATATACTAAGGAAAATGATGTTAGTCAGCTTAAAAATAGCGATTATCCTAGTTCAGATTATCCAAAGGTGTCGTATGATAATCAAGAATCACAGGTAGACAGTAATAGTGTAGACGTAACCGTTTCTAATGGCTCTTCATCAGTAACTACAAGCGAATCAGGTATGGTCCTAAAAGGTGATAACATCACTATAGATGGACCAACTACTGTTACAGACAGCCAATCAGAAGCAACATATATAGCTAAGTAATTATAAAAGACCTTAATTGGTCTTTTTTTGTTAGTTACTAATTCTTGAAGGTATATTATTAAGGTAGACAAATATGTCAAGGAAAGGATAATATACTTATTATGAATAAAACTACAAAACGAATTGTAGCCTCTTTAGCAGTGGCAAGCATGTTCGCAATCCCTTCATCAAGTGTCTTTGCCGCTAAGGGAGACCAGGGTGTTGATTGGTCTAAGTATCAAGGATATGCAGGTCAGTTTGGTTATGCAAGAGACAAATTCGCTATTGCTCAAATTGGAGGATATAATGGTTATGGTATTTATAACCAAGAAACATATAACTCACAAGTTACATCTGGTATAGCTCAAGGTAAGCGTATGCACACCTATATCTGGTGGCAGAATATTACTGATAATGCTACTGCTGATTCAGTACTAAACTACTTCCTACCAAGAGTGCAAACTCCTAAGGGTTCTATCGTTGCTCTAGATGTTGAAGATGGTTATCAAAACACAGATGTCATACTTCATGCTATAGACAAAATAGAAGCCGCTGGATATACGCCAATGGTTTATGGATACAAGAATTACCTAGTGAATAACACTGATTTAACAAGAATTTCTAATAGTGTTCAACTATGGTTAGCACAGTACCCTAACTATGCTGTTACACCAACTCCTAATTATAACTACTTCCCTAGTTTCAATAACATTGGTGTGTTCCAGTTTACATCAACCTATGTTGCTGGTGGACTGGATGGTAACATTGACCTAACGGGTATAACTGATAATGGTTATAAAGGCTCAACTACTACAGATTCAGGTAAGACAACAGTTAAGCCTGATACTAGTACCCCAGCTACTAACGCAGGTCAAGCAGCCAACAATACACCTAAGGCTGATATAAAGGCCGGGGATACTGTTAAAGTTAACTTCAGTGCTACAAACTGGGCATCAGGAGAAGGAATACCTTCATGGGTAAAGGGAAAGTCGTATACAGTGCAAGAAGTATCGGGTAACAAGGTTCTTCTAGGTGGTATTATGTCATGGGCTAACAAGTCTAACGTAGAAATAGTTACAACTACTTCTACACCTGCCCCATCGACATCTTCTGCCTCAACGTACACTGTTAAATCAGGAGACAACTTGAGTACTATTGCAGCATCTCATGGTACTACTTCAGCCGCTATAGCTTCACTAAATGGAATTAGTAACCCTAACTACATTTACGTAGGACAGGTTCTGAAGTTGACAGGTAGCAGTTCAACAGCTAGCTACTCATCAACAAGTTCGTATACTGTTAAATCAGGAGACAACTTGAGTACTATTGCTGCTAAGTATGGTACATCAACAGCAAGTTTGCAAGCGTTAAACGGCATAAGCAACCCTAACTACATTTACGTAGGACAGACACTTAAAGTTTCAGGAACAGCAACATATTCTGCAGCTAAGAGCTATACTGTTAAATCAGGTGACAGCCTATGGTTGATTGCCTCTAAGCTAGGAACTTCTGTTGCTCACCTACAGTCAGCAAATGGAGTATCAAGTTTGATATATCCAGGACAGGTACTAAGCTACTAATCCTAAAAAGCAATTAGTTAACTCTAGTTGCTTTTTTATTTTATTTTATGTTATAATTATTAATGAGGTGAAGATATGATAAAAGTATATACTAAATATAACTGCATGCAGTGTAAGATGACAAAGCAACTACTTGATAGTCTAGGTAAAAAATATGAAGTAGTAAACACGGATGATGAGATAGAGGAATTAGATAGACTTAAGTCTTTAGGGTGCAAACAACAGCCTCAAATTGAGCTTAAATTTAATGAAGTTGAAACGGATTCGCTCTTTGATCAAT